CCATCAAAGAGCAAATTCACCTGATGCTGGTGTAGATACATTTGACGCGTCATCACCATAAACGTGACGGAATTCAGCTGGGACTGCTACTTCCTCACGTCGCCGCAACTTTTCTACGGTCCACATTTCCAACGGGAGAGATCCCGTTTTCCCCTTGTGAGCTGGATACATCTCTGATAGTAATGCAACACCCTCCGTGCCTGTGCCCTGCATTACCTCTCCTACACTCAAATCTGGATATAGATCATACTTATGATATGATCGTAAAAACTCAACCAAGTCTGCGACCAATGGATTGAATTCGCAGTTGTGGGCCAAGGCTAAGTATCTTACTAGCTCTAAGTAGTTTCTCTGAACTCCTTCAGCGTTAAGCCGAGTTTCTGGGGCCATGATATGCGCAATAGCCCGTGTAGTAGGATAAATTCCGCCATACATCCCTTTCAAATGTAACCTCTGTAAGAAATGGATTGAATTATCACTAATCTTCTGGTCTTCCGCTTTTGCTACAAATCCACATAGTGAGAAAACTTCTTCAACCGTTTTCCTATCGGCTCCAATCAAATTACCAGCAAAATCGTCACCTAATCCCAACGATCCGTTCAACTTCCAGGCGCCTAGTTCATCACCTAGCAGCAACACGTAAAATACAGTTAACGTATTAAACATTAAGGTCGTACCTGACCCACTTAATTGAGTTACAGGTCCCGGTTCATAGATTTTAGTAGCTGTTATCCCACCGCTATTATAATAGGTGGAATATGCGAGATTTATTATCTGATCTCGAATTTCTTGGTGCCTAAAGCAATTACTTATAATATATGCAATCCGAATGCTCAATGGCTGGCCTTTCGTAAGATCAAACTGTGAGAGATCCCCACTAATTATTTGCCCACCTTTGGCCATTAATTTCTGCACTTCTATGGCTGTTTCATATTCGGAATAAATTCCGATGAAATGTTTTACGCCATTGAGAGATAGGTGAGAAATATGTTTCATCAAAGGTGTAAGTAGTGTTTTCCACAGAATGGTTTCCCATTTTTGAGCAGCCCATACAAGGCGTGTACTCTTACGTTTTTCGGCATCTTTACTCTGATCCGTAATGTGGCCTCGGAAGTATACTATAGCTCTTGAGGCTATGGTCACCCTTTTTGATTGACGAAGTACCTTACTATTAGTACTGCATTCGTGCATTATAGCATCGAATACTTGCTGCAACATCTGCACCGATGTTGAATTGCCAACGCCAAGTGACGGGCGCCACCCACTGGAGAAGTAGGGGTAGCCCGACGCAGTATCTCCCTTCATAACATCCTCTGAGTCACTAGCAACCACTGATGTTATGGAAAGGGGGACGAGCGATCGAATGGGTAATAGTTTGCTCAGCCTATCGTCAACCCTGTTGAGGATGGCTTCAGACACCTTAGGTGCCGGCAATTCACGAAACACTTGATCAGCTCTTTCAGTGAGAAGATCAAATGGATAGCGTAAAGATCTAGAACCAACAGTTGATTGCTCAACCTCAACTTCTTTAATCCTAGAGTCGATATCCTTACTTTCCACAATCGAGAGCCAATTACCCATGATCGAAGTTCTGTCTGTAAAGACAGCATCACTTGATTCATCCCTAAGGTAAAAGGATGAATCTTGGAGATCCCTGTCAGAGCCCCTCATATCAGACAAAAGTTTAGCCTCTAAACGGTCTAAATTAGATCCCTTCTTAGAAACCCAACCTTCTGGAGTCCCGGACACACGCAGTTGGTCCACTAGGCCTGATACTTTGGACTTAGCCTGTTTAATAAAGCCGGTTCTGTGCCTTGCCTCTACTTCCTTGACAACAGGGTGTTCAAAATGACTCCTTCTGGCGTCTTCAAGACTTCCTCTAATCTTGTTGATTTCTTCCGTCGTCTTCTTGGCACCACCATCAGATACCTCGAGGCCATGTTTAATCACGGCTTCCATAATGTTCCTCCTTATAAGTGTAGGATATGAAAAATT